GCCTGCGTCGGGGTGTTCCACGCCGTCGATAAGGTCGTAAGAAAGCCATGCACTTGCTTCGTCTAACCACTTGAGTTCGAACTCTTGCGCCCAAGCGTCTTCATCATTTAAACCACGACGAAGCTGTTCAACATCACGCGGCAATCCGTCAGCAACCGCCTGGTAAATATCAACTGTGTGGCGAGACCATTCTGTGTTATTGATATCGGTCATTAATTCGTAAAACTTATTCCCCTTGCCGTTTGGTGTTGATACCACACGCAATTTCCATCCGGCAGAGATTACCGGAAATAATGCTTTCCAAATTTCGCGGCTATCCGCATGGAAGGCAAACTCATCTAGGAATACATTCGCTGAGAAACCACGAGCAGTATCAGGGTTGGCGGGGAGCGCGGTGATTTTTGAGCCACCAGGAAAAACAACTTCGAGCGCGTTGATTGTTGAATTAAAAGGCACTTCCAATACTTCACAAACCATCCCTAACGCTTCAAGGTGGCGTTTTACCCCTTCGTTCATCGCTTCTTTTGCCTGGCGCTCCCCGCGAGATAAAATAACCCAGCGCGTGCGTTCACCCTTGGCTTCTGCCGCTAAACAATCCATCACAATTTCAAAGGTGGTCGTAAATGTTTTACCCGTCTGACGAGCAAACATAGCCACCTTGAACCGACTTTTATCATTTAGCCAGTTTTTTTGATAGTTATAGAGAACGGTTTTATTCGATGCCATAAACTGCTTTTACCATTTTTTGCACATCTTCAAGACTCACGCCTTGTTCTTTCCCTACTTCTTCCACTGCTTCTGCAGCACGCTTAATAGTTTCCTGGCGTATTGCTTGCTCACGTTTAAAACTTAAACTTTCAGCCTGTTCTAAGCGTTGAATAGCAGACGATAATAATGCAAGGTCTTTTGGTTCGGCCTGGCCGTTTTCACTCATGCCGATAGAGGTTTCAAAGGCAAGATTCTTCACGATTTCCATGAGCAGTTTGCCAATATCGCTTTGTGGGGCCTCGCCGAATTGCTTCGTCCAAATCTCAGCGACTTCACGTGCATTGCGAATTTTGCTCGCCATTTGTTCCATGCGGCTGGCGTAACGGTTAAGACCTGTTCGGCTTAATTGATAGCTGTCATCTAACCCGCAATCACGGATCAGGTCATTAATCTCTTCAAGGATTTGCGCTTGTGAAAGGTGTTTGTCCCGCAACATCATTGCCAGTTGGGTTTTGATATTAGGTGGAAGCAAGTCCACTTTGCTTGCACGGCCGCGTGTATTTTTATCGGTCATTTAAACCTCCTTTAAATTGGGTTTAAATCTTTGGACTTGGCTTTTTTACGCCGTCCACAAAAGCGCGACCTTGTGCCACATCCAGCCCACGCTGCGTAATAGTAGCCACGAAGAAATCTTTGCCGTTATTGTTTAAACGAGCCAGCGTAATTAAGCCTTGCTCTTCAAGCCATAACAGGTGGTTTCGCACTAAGTCTCGGCTAATATCGTGGCCATACATATCTAAGCAATCATTTAAAATGCTTTCATTGGCATCATAACCACACTCTTCAAGCGAGCGCAGAATAACCAATCTTTGATCTTTGGTGAAAATATCTTGGCGCATCATTCTTTATTTACCTCTTTTTCAATTAACAACTTCACTTGATGGTTAAGGCTGCCAATGTTGGTATTTAATACGTCGGTTTTGCCTTTCATTTCCGTCATTAATAAACGCAAATCGGCCACTTCTTTTGAAGTTGGCAGATGTCTTAATTCGCCTTTAACTTCCGATAGGCTTTTTTCGTTGTTTTCAATCGCCTTGCGCAAGTCTGACACATCGGTTTTGCGCGCGTATTTGCTGTCCATGGTCAACCAAAAATAAGTCCACACAGCCCCGCCAATCGCCACAACGATTGCCCAATGACGTTGGATAAACTCCAGTGTTTCTAGCATTATTTAGGTTCCTTCTTTTGGCAGATTTTTTCATAAGTCAAGTTATGATTAAGCACCTGCCGTTTGGTTTCTTCTGTATCTTTACGGCTTGGATAAATAAGACCGAACGCCGAACATCCGCTAGTCTTCACGGAAATAACCTTTTGACTGCAGCTGCTCATCAACAGACTTGCTAGACAAAGAGCGGTTAGTTTCAGTAATATTTTTTGCAGTGTTTGCATTTTCTAACTCCTGGGCGACTGCAGCCGCTTCACGTTTTACGAATTCAATCTCTTCTTGTTGCTTGCGAATTTTTGCCGCTTGCAAGCGGCTTTGAATAAATCCGCCAACCACAAGGGCAAGCACCGCACCGATAACATAAAGATTAATCACTGCTTTCTCCTTGTTGTCTGCGATTTTGCATTGCAGTGGCAAAGCCTTTGGTTGCCGCGCCACCGCCACAAAAGAGGGCAAATGTCGTGAATAGTTCTGGTACATAGGAGCGATTTAACCATACGCAAAACACCAAAATCCCTGCCATGAGAAGCGCTCCAAAGAACTGGATAAATGCTGTAGTCGACAGGCGACCATCGGCGTTAGTGATAAGCTGTGAAAACATTAGTAACTCCAATATAAGTAAAAACTTTGTGCGGCGGTTGTACCGCCATTGATTGCGCGGTTGCGTTTTGCGTTGTTGCTTGGTTTGCAACGTGGGGCTTTGTAGTTTCCCCAACCTTTCTGGGCGGTGGTGTTTTTTACGCGTTTGCTCATTTGTCCCCCTGAATTTGTTGGCATTGATAGATGGTGCTACCAACACTAAATTTGCCGTATGTTTGGCAAGTATCTTCAACAGCCAGCATCGTAAACACAACGACAAGGCAACATATCACCCCGACCAGAAAAGCACCGCCAAGCAAGGGGTCTAAGTCCTGTATGAGAACTGCGGCAAAACACAGGCTCAAAATAAGCGCAAGAAATAATGCAATTCCCATGTTTACCCCTTAAATAAATGGTCAACATTAATGACTTGTTCACTATCAAGCCACGTCCAAACATCAAAACACGGGCAGTCCTTAATCCATTCATTTGGTGTAATTGTGCCGTCACCGTTGATGTCCGGACTCAAATCACGATGTCCACAAATGCGTGCACTGGGATATTCGCTTTCCAGTTTTTGCAATAATTTGTGCAGGGCAATCCATTGTTTTTCGGTGTATTTACCGTAGTTTTTACCGCTTGCGTCAATACCACCTACAAGGCAAATGCCGACCGAATATTGATTATGACCTTTCACATGCGCACCGATTTCGCCAACCATTCGGCCTGTTTCAACCGTGCCGTCAGTGTCAATTACAAAGTGATAACCAATATTAGGCAGGTGCGGGTTGAATTTTTTGGCTAAAATTGGGTCGCGTTTAAAGCCGCGTTGTGAGTGCCAGTCATTAATACGTTGAGCGGCGGTTTGTGTTGCCGTGCGTAATGATTTGCCGTTTTTTGTGGCAGAACAGTGGATCACGATTTTGGTGATGGGCAGGGATAAAGACATAAAAAAACTCCTTCTAAGTGAACTTAAAAGGAGTTTAAAACGGATGTGGTTTTATTGATTTTAAAGTGATTTAAAGACGTTATTTGCGCATAAATGCAAATTCTTTCATTACTTCGCCCATATTAATACTTTCAGGCAGCGGAAGCCCAAATGTGTCTTTATAATTGCCTAGCATTGACACATATTTCAATTCTTCATCGTATAGGCTCATAGCTTTGCCATTGAGAGCATAGAAGCGTTTAACAGGATCTTTTACTTTATCATAATAAAAAACATACAACGATGATGGCGATTGCCCAATGGCAATGTAATTGCACGCTAGATAATAATGCTCTCCAATTTTTCTACTTTCACAAGTCGCAGCTTTATCACTGTCTTTAGGAAGTAGTTTATAAAGATTTAGTTTTACATCTGATATTTCTGATGATGTTGGAGCGTTTGAGTCTTGTTCCTCTGAACAAGAGGATAATAAACAAGCAAGCGCACCTGTTAAAAGCATAGAGAGTATTTTTTTCATTATTTATCCCTTAAATTGGCAAAAGCAATGTACTAATAATACCTTTAATTTAATTTTATTCATATAAAAAACGCCCTTTCGGACGTTTTTTCTCACTTTTAGCGGTTACGCATTGCCAAACATATCAAACTGACGTCTTGCGATTTCTTCTTTTGTGATTTTTTTCACTATCTGATAAATCCACTGCATTGATACGTTGTATTTTCGTGCGAGTTCACGGTGATTTGTGCCGTTGAATTCTTGATAAATCTTCCGGTCACGCTCGTTTAGCAATAAAACAAGGTTGCGTGGGATATAAATCACCTCACCGCCCCAGCATTGCGCTATATGATTTGCCACTTCAATGCTGATTTGCTGGGCGAGTTTTGGCTCAATATCAGCGATTTTTTCTTTAATTTTTACTTCTGTATGCTTTGCTAAATCCGCCAAAATTTCAGGCGCTTTTTCATTAAACGTTTCAATTTGCTCATTGGTTGCATTCAACATAGCCACCTCTACTGGTTGGACGATCACTATTGTTCAAAATTATAGCGATTTTACAAAGCGTTGTGCGGATTATTTTTGCAAGTCAAGTCTTTGCTTAAAAATAATTACTTGATTTATAAATAAAAAAACCGCCTTTCGGCGGTTAAAAAAAGTTCATTTTTGCTGTTTATCTTTCCACTTTTTCCATACATCATAGCCTGGTAAATGTTCCACAGGTTGCCCCAGCTGATAAAAACGCTCAATATATAAAATGGTGTTTTCAATATCATCATTGCCGTGGTTAGTGTGCTCTGCCTGTTGTCGTTCTGCGTTATTTACGGCGGCAGACCCTGTGCCGGAAAAGAGTGGTCTGTTAGTTTCCATCACTTGCATTAAGTAGCGGTGATTGTTAAGCGGCGCGAGATTTCGGCTTTCTCGGCGCTTTTTCTGCACTGAGTTGACCGTTTCACTCAAACAGTGGGCTAATAATTGAGAAGGTGGGAATAAATCTAATACCTCGCGCATTAATTTAACCGCTCTTGAGTTGCTTAGCGCTGATTTATCCGGGCGAAATAGCGCAATGTATGAAACTAAAGGTCGCGCAACACCATATTTTAACTCAGTGAGCTGCACTAAAATTTCTCGCCCCGCTTCATCTTCTAAAAGTTGATCTAAATGAATATCAGAGTGGCATACAGGGCATCGGCATAATTTCATAGTCCACCTCTTGCTTGCCAACGTTTCAGCATTTCCAACACTAATGACGCCATTTGATTATCCAGCGCACCTACGTTCAAAATCTGAATATTCTGACCGCGCTTTTGATAAATTGGGTTCACTACACCGCGTACCCACGCATTTAATGCGCGTTCTGAGCCGTCGCGCAACATGCCTTGTTTGCCCATTTCAATCCAAATGGCACGGATTTTATGGGTAATGTTGCTTTTTACCACGGCTTTTTTCGTACGTGGGCTATAGCGGTAGCCATTTTTTACAGTGGTACGAAAGCCTTTGGCTTCCATTTCCGTTAATACTTTTACTAATTCACTAATCGTCATTTTAGTGCTGCTGGTTTTGCCAGTAATATTTTTCAGCAACATCCGATAACTTAATTCATCCATGCGTAACTGTTGTTTGGCAATGTGGATCAGCTGAATCGCCTTTTCTTTGGTTAATCGCATTCTTTTCTCCTGTAAAACACATTATTCAGCCCACTTTATCTAACTCATTCCCCTCTTTCGTAAAGAGGGGTTAGGGGAGATTTAATGGACTGTAAATGGGTTTTAGTACCCCATACGGTGCGCCGTAGTTTCTATTGACATCTCAACAGAGACCTTAAACAATTCGATTGCTTCAGGATTGTCTTTTTTTCTGATTAAAATACAAACCTCTTGCCCATCTTCCAAATCCCATTTAAAGGCGTTTTTACCTACAATAATTTCGGCAGCATTTGATAGAGATAACTCTTCGGAGTGTTTATATTTTCCAAACATTTCGCGAATTATTACATGCATAACACTTTCTCTTGTTGGCTCAGCACCAGGTAAAAATGCGTGATATTGATATTCACAAACCATAATCTATTCCTCCGGTGGTTGTGGCAGTGGTTGCCAGTGGGTAACATCATCTGGCAAAAAGTCATCACAATGCCCAACATCTCCATTTGTATTAAGCATTCCAATGGTAATATGAGGATATTTGTAATCATCGACATATAACAAGACTTGGGTGCATTTATTCGGCAACCGCTCCGAACACTTAATCCATCCATTGTTTTCACTCATTTTCATCCCCCTTATTTTGCTCGCTGAAGGATCTCATCAATAACTGGATCCTTCAGAAGAATTTTCTCAATAAAGCCAATCAACATACGACCAGTTTCGTTGGGATTTTCGACTTTCGCACTAACATCCCATTCGTCCCCATCTTGGGTGCAAAAATCTAATTTTATTTTGTGTTCGAAACCACTTTTAACGTTATCGTCCATACCCTCAAGCACAATCCAACCCGCTCTCACAATTTCAGGTAACTTAAACATCAAACAAGTCATCGCGTCCTTCACATATAAAGCTGGGGCTTGATGGTATTCTGTGTTTACATTAAAGGTTAAATCGTCATCGCTGACTCCCACTTTAAGCTCAAACGTTACTGCATATTTTTTTTCTTCCATTTCACTTATCTCCCCAATCTCATTCTCAACCCTGGTAACAAATTCTGCACATTCCCCACATAAACCGCAGCATATTGAGCTTGCCCTGTGCGAAGATAGGTTTGTGCTTTAATAAGCTGCATTGCTGCTTGTTGCAATATTTCATCCAACCGCACTTTTTCTTGCTCAGTCATCTTGCATATCTCCATTTACCTTTCGGCATTGTGTCTGTAATGTCAGCTTCTGCCCATTTTAAGAACTTGGCGATGCTGATTTTTGGATATTTACGCCCTTGTCTCACTGATGGGCTATCATATTGCAAACCATCAACAAACCCCTCTTTATTGTCATAAATAAGCCCCTTCCATAGTATTTGTCTATCCCCTAACAACGGAGGAAAACCGTGTTCTTTAGGACTTTTTGCGGAGTAAACATGTCCAACATGCAAGTCATCTTTTGTTAGCTCAGTCATACTTCTTCCCCTTCAATCACTGAATCAATTTCCACCACCATTCCAGTTAATGGAGGAGCAGTGTTCAAATCACACAACTCAATGGCTTGTTCTAGTGTTTCTGCTGTCATTTTCACTTCAATCACGCCATATAAGCGCACGATATAATCAGCCATAATTTCCCCCTTAAAACGGTTTTCTTAATACTCGGTCACAAAACGCGGCGCGGCGTTTGCACCATTCTTTATTTTTTTGGCCGCTCGCATTAAGCTCTGCGATAGCCCATTGTTCCTTGGCGTCTTGTAAGTCGCCTTGGCGTTCACTTTTTGCTGCTTTTTCGCTGTAATATTTAAAGCGGTTGAATTTATGGATGTTTTCCATTTTTTGTTTCCTTTTATGGTTGGTTAAAACTTATTATGAACGCCCCTTAAATTAGGGTTTAAAGAGCGTTTAAATAGGTTTTATCGATTTAGTTTTTTCTGTAATTCCGCAAATTCAGCTTTTGAAATTGCAAAATCTTCAAATTTACCGTTACTAAAAGTGATTTGAGCCCCCCCAAATTTTTCGTCCCATAAAATGGAAACGATATGATCTGAATTTAAGATGATTTTTTGCCTGCCAAATGGAAACTCGATAAACATCACACCACCTCTTGCTCAAACGGCGTAATCACAAAGTCTTCCACGCCTGTTTTAATGGTCACGCCTGCTACGGTTGCCGCTAATTCCGGCTCGTTTAACATGGCTTCTTTGTTCACTTCTTCTTTCGTGCGAATGAATCGAACAAGCCCTAGGGTGCGTAAACTTTCAAGCACTGATTCCGCTCCGCGGATTCCTACAGAAGGTGGGCGTTGACGCCATTGCACTTCACCTGTATTAAATGAACCAGTTTTTGTTTTGCCATTTTGGGTGAGTTCATCACGTCGGCTTTCACACCATGCTTGCACCGCATCTTGTTTTGGTGCGAGCTTTTCTTTCACTTCGTTCATGAGTGGCGCGTATTCTTCGGTAATGGCCGCTAATTTGTCGTTTTGTTCGATTGCCAAACGCTCTAATTCACGGTTTAAATCGCCGATCTCCTTGATTGCCGTTTCCACTTCATCGCGCGTTTGATAACGCACTGCAAAGGTGTCGGTTTTAATTCGGGTTGCTTTTTTAGCCATGGTTTTCTCCTGTTGTTTTAGTTGTAAAATCTGCTAACACTTCGTTGCCTTTGAGGTAAATCATTTCCCAAGTTGGGTGGAAGAATGCCTGACCACCGGAATCTAATTTCACTTTAATTTTGCCGTTACAAAATCCAATGATTTTTCCACTATCTTGACCGCACTTAATGTTCAGTCCTTTTCGTAAGAAAGGGAGAGCATAGGTTTCCATGATGTATTCTCTCTGCCAATTTGTAGTCATTGTTTACTCCTTAATGTAAATAACTGCGCCAAATCACTTTTATGCCTTCCACCATCATTTGGTATTCGGCAAAATGTACACCGTCGTTGCCTTGCACATAGGCGATGGCCTGACCGCTTTTCTCTAATTTTTGGGTTTCTTTGCAAGGTTGCACTCGGACTTGTGGTTTAATTTTTTCAAAGTGGATGTTCAATACATGCAAGCCCATTTTGTCTAGGGTTTGCACACATTTTTGCGCTTGTGCCAAATAGCCCAGCGAAATTTCATTGCTACCACCAAACACAGGGTGAGAGCGGTTTTGTTCGCTTAAAGTACGGTGGATTTTTGTTGCGTTTTTCATGCATTTGCTCCTTTCATTTGTGCTTGGGCGGTTAAAATTAGGTCTAGTGTGATGACAGTGCCTTGTCCTTTCGCTGTCATGCCGGCTAGGCGTAAATATTGCGTTAAAGCGCGTAAGCCGCCCGCCTTGCCGCCGATGTCATAAAGGACGGTCATTAAATCCTTGTCGGCTATATCAAGCCCCCAGGCTTGCGCGATGGCTTTAATATCGCCTTTTGTGCTGGCTTTAACGCCGCAGTTGTTACCAATTCGTGACCATAAACGCGCGTATTCATGCGCCTGGTTTACGCCGCCCTGGATTCGGGTATAAACTTTATCGTTACCAATTAGTGCAAAGCCTACTTCGGCTTCTTCTTGGATAATTCGGATCTCTTCTAACGCGTCATAAGGAAGGTGGTCGCTTTCATCAATGATGACCAAACCCTGTGTGCCTTTGAGCTTTTTAGTAATTAGGCGTGATAGGCGGTCTTTACGGCGTGGCGCATCGTTAATACCTAACTCAAGGGCTAACTCATACAAAATACTGCTTAATGTTGCGCGCGCCGGGCTTGCGGTAATCATCCACACGTTTTGGTTGGCTTTCTTGTATTCTTGGCATGCTTTTGTTTTACCCACACCGCTCGCGCCGTAAACGGTCACCATGGTTGGCAGGATTTTTGCCATATCCAACGCGGAAAACACTTTCTTCGCGGTGGGAATCTCAATAAAGTGCGGTGCTTCTACAAACACTTTTGCTTTCTTCTCACGGGTGGCGAGCCAGTTGGTAAGCGCACTTTCGATGTTGCCGATATTGCCTGTGTATGTGCCTTTTAAATACGCACTCAACGCACCGGAGGAAATGCCGCTTTGTTGGGCGATGTCGCGTTGTAGAAAAATTCCTTTTTCAACAAGTGGTTTGATTTGGTCAATTAGTGTCATAATGGTGTCCTTCTTTTCTTTATTAGGAGTATTTATGTTTAATCTGTACAGTTTGCCTATGGATATTGAATATAAAGAGCTAGACTACTGCGCCGAATATGCTGCTCAGGTTATTTTTTCCGATTGGGATTCCAAGGATTTTGATGCGCTCTTTGTCTCGTTAAAGCACTATCCAAGCCTTGAAAAATATATTGAATTTGAAGAGGAACACCTTCGCCCTTATCTGCTTTCATTAATTGGTCTTCCCACCAAAGCGCGCAAGCAGCAAGAAAAGACGTCTTCTGAACGTTTTCGTCTTGAATCGACTTATGCCCATTGGCGGATGGCAACGATTGCACTAATGATTCAAAATAGGTTGTTAGAGTTAAAAATCGTTCGGACTTCATCAGCTCGGAAAACTGTTGAAACGTCGCTGAACTTTCTGTCAGACCTTGATCTGTTTTACGAATTTTCACCCGTGTGGCTTTCGCAATTTGGCGATTCTTCACCGTTTCTGAACGAAGTTGGTGAAGAAATGTGGTATCCTGATGATTAATATGAATTGTCATTTTTTCTTCTCCTATAAATCGGCTTTAAACTTGTTTTAAAGCCCTTTTTCTTTCTTAAGCATGGCCAATCCTTTTTGCCAGCCTTGTTCAAAATCGTTGGTATCTTCATCGTCATCTAATACCGCTTCGTGTTTGCGCACTACGTTACCTTCTTGTCGGAATAGCTCGATGATTTTCGGTTCTAGCGGTTCTTCTTCCTCGAATTGAGGCTGATAACGCGCTGCTTCTTGTGCATTCATAGTGAGTGTGGCTTTCGCTTGTGCTTTCACCGCTTTCACCATTTGTTTGCGTGCTTTATCGTGTTCGCGGCCTTTCGCTTTATCACCAAATGCCACCGCATCTGTACATTTCGCTTCGGCTAAGAACACGCCATCCAAACCGTAAACCCACACTTTGTTGTGCAAGTCTTGCGGGTCGAATTTCACCACCACCTTGCGGTGCGCTGTGGCAATTAGCTCGCTCGCTAAATAGCGATTTTTGCGATTATTGACCTTGCCACCAGCTTCTAACTCAAATGTGCCGTCTTTTCTCAATGTCACGGCCTCGCTCATCAACATTAAAAACCGCATTTGTTCTGCGCTTGCCTTGCGAATTTGCGCTTTGGCGTAATCGCGCTCAAACACTTGGCTGAAACTGTAAATGCCTTGGCATATTTCGGTTTGTCTGCCTTCGCGTTCATTGAAAGTGCGGATGCCATCTTCTATGGCTAAAATAAATGTGTCGTAATCTACGCCGTCTTTCCCTCCGTTATAGTTGTCAGGCTTGCTGTAAACATTTTCCCCGGCGTAAAAGCCCGCCAGGCTTGGGTGTTTATCAACTAACTCGCCTAAACCACCGTGTGAAAACGCACGTTCGATTGGTTTTGCTTGCCCGTGACCTTTGCCAAATTGCACCGATGTCCACAATAATTCGATGCCAAGCATCGGGATAATCCCGGTCACATCATCTTCTTTTACTTTGAAGCGGTAGCGGTTCTTAACGCCCCCAGTCATCCATTTGTTTGCCGCTGCGCGGGTGTTATCAATGGTGCATTTTTTCGGGATGCCGTATTTCCAAATAAGATCCATCAAACTTAATCGGATGGTGTCGCTGTTTTCACTTAAATCTACGCGGTAGGCGAGGATTTTGCGGGTGCGAATGTCTTGCCAAATCCAGGTTTTAGGGCGGACAATCTCGCCGTTATGCCAGCGCACGAAGACGTTGTGTTGGTAGCCGTCGCCGTTGATCCATTCAAGGGCTTCAATTTCTGCCACTGTGCGGCGCATTGATGGGTAATATTGCATGACCGCATGATCACCTTCGCGTAATTGCACTTGCACCAATTTCGGCACTTCACGTTCAATTTTGCGTTTAATGCTGCTAGCTGATGGTATTGACCAGCCGTTTTCTCGTGCAGCACGTTTTAAGCGTTCATAACAACTGCCAAACTGCGGTTGTTCGTTACGGAAATAATCTGCTTTAAATGCTTCCCAGGCTTCTTCCGTAAATGCCGCTTCCTTACCAGATTTCTTGTTATTGTGTTTAGCAATCAATAACGGTAACCAATCAGGGCGTTCAAACGACCGCACTTGGTAATACCAACGTTTAAGCGATCCTTTCGCAATGTCGCATTCTTCCGCGACAGCATCCAAAGCAGTCATTAATTCCAAGCCATTTCTCACTAAATCGTCTAATTTATGCAGTGGCACAAGTTTCGCTTTGGCGTGTTCCTTTTGTTTATCAGTCGCCTTTTCATAAGGTTTCCAAATAACTTCCGGTAGGTAGTTGAGTTCTTTTTGAGCTTTCGGAATTTCCACCGCTTGGCTTTGTTTTAATAAGAGTTCAGCTTGGACTTCTTCCGGTAATGAATTAAAAGAGAATTCATAACTTACCCCTTTAGCCCCTTCCACCTGTCTAAATTCCCAAGATAGGCTTTTAGCTTTTCGAGTTACATTGCTTGGGCTGTTTGGCAACCCGCCAACACCAGCAAGTTCTTTAGAGTTAAACCATTCTTTCATAATGCCTCCAAACCTACTCGCGATAGCGGCTAGGCCAAATATCTGAAGGTTTAAGCCCTAATGCATTTGCAATTATCCATTCTCCTTTTGGATATGGTTTATCCAAGGCATTACGAACCGTTGTTCTTGATAACCCGTTCTCAATTCCAAGCTGAGCCAATGAAGTTCCTTTTTTCTCTAACTCCGCTCGAATATCTGCGCGATGCATGTCAATAATTCTTTTTTTTCCTGCCATTTTGTGAGATCCTTGGTTAGTTTTAACGCTAGCTAACGAAGTACGTTTTGAAGTAGTTAGCTGACTATGATTTGAATAATATAGTGAATTCCTTGTGAAATCAACCAAAGAATTCAAAAGAATTCACAAATTTTTCAAAAATTTTTGCAAAACTTTGATTTTTAAAGAGTTTTAATGACACTCTTTTTAAATTCAAGATGAATTTTAAAAGGCATTTTATGAATTCACAACCTAAACAAGAATGGTTTACTGCTTTTGAGTTAGAAGGGATAGGGAATTTGCCAAGCAAGGCGACCAACATAACCAGACGTGCAACTAAAGAAAACTGGAAAAAGAAACAGGTTCAGGGAAAGAAAGGGGTGGCTTATGAATATCACTATTCATCACTCCCACCAGCAGTACAAAAGGAGTTGGGCTTTTATCCCACTGAAACACGGATGTTCGTCCCAAATATTACAGAAACTATAGGGCGCTATGTTAAAGAGGCAATAAATAAGGCCACTGAGCTTGTTAGCGTGCCATTTTATAACACGTTCGCTTCTGCGGGCTTTGGTGCGTTTAATGATGACGTGTATGAACCGGATGATTTTGTGGGGTTAAGCGCGCACTGGTTGCAACAACGAGGCCTTCAAAAGGATAAACTGGCTTTTATTCTAACCTCCGGCGATAGTATGACCCCAACAATACACCACGGCGATATGTTATTAATCAACCGCGCTGCAACCACGCCGCGTGATGGGCAGATATATGTTATTCGTTCAGGTGATCAGCTTTGGGTTAAGCGCGTCCAGGGTATTCCTGGCGGCATTCGCTTGATTAGCGATAATAAAGAAATCTACGCCCCGATAGAGCTGATGTTTGAAGATAATTTAAACTTTGAAGTGTTAGGCCAGGTTGTTTTCATCGGTCACGACTTAATTTAA